CTTTCAATTCTGGACAATTTGGTGCCGCACACAAGAAAGATTCAAATCCGAGAATAAAATCTATAGCCTCAAAAACACTCCCAACAATTTTTCCAACTCCTCCAAGAATATCATTAACTTGATCTAAAATTGGTCCAAGTGTTTTATCAATAATTGCTGCCAAATTATTAATTAATGCATTTACAAATTGTTGTGTGGCACAAAATGGAACATTAATAATTTTACCTATTAATTCATTTAAGAAATCAATAACTAAATTTAATAAATTAGAAATTATATCTTTAAAACTGCAAAATATTTGATCTATTATTAGTTGAATTGTGGTATTTTTATATTGTTTTGCAACTGTTGGTAATATACTATCTAAAACTGAATCAAGTGCTTTTCTAATTTTATCGATTAAAAAATCTCTAAGTCTACTTATTAAACTTTTTAAAACACCAGCAATAATTTTAGAGGTACTCTTGATGAGATTAGTTATATTAGAAATTTTATTGATTGAACCATTGATGTAAAGTTCTCCATATTCTTTTATTCCTTTCAATGCAGTGAAAAACTTTTTAAGTGCTATATTAATTTTAGATAATTCACCTTTACCACAAGGGTCGGGAAGATCTCTTTCTTTATTATAAATTTGTGAAATTCGGGCAAAATCTGAAGACTTTATATATTTTTCCCAAGCAGGAGTATCAAGAAAAGTATACCCTTTCGATAGTTGTCTAGTAGTTGGAAAATATGAAGAAAATGAAGAGTCTGACATATTATAGTTACCTCCCGTTCTTGCTATTTAGTCTTGGCATTATTGAAAAATTTGGGTTTTAAAGACTTAAATCTAGATCTAGCACTATTTTGACTTGCAATTTGAGTTGCATTTGCTGGATTAGACTGATTAAATCGATTTACGGGTTTGCCTAAAGTTGTTCCGTTACTGGATTTTTTTATTTTAGGATTATTTTCATCATTAATATTATTTCCTAATACGTGAGTTATTATGGGAATTTGGCAGTCATCATCCATAAAAAATCCAATTACCCATTCACCCCCACATATTCCAGAAGATTGAAAATTTCTATTTCCGTATGTTGTTGGCATGGCAACAATTGCCCAAGGTAAATCATCATCAACAACTTCTGTCGCATCATCAGAACTAGCCATTGGATGAAGACCTGGTATTCTAACTTTTACTCTATCTCCATGAACATCTTTCCATTTAATATCTTTGAAATGCTGGTCTTTACCTGGAGGAACCTGACCCAAAAACCACTTTTTACTCCCCCAATCATATGCTGCTGCTGACATGCTTAAACTCCTGTATATAAACCATAAGTATCACGAACAAGAGTCATTGCGGTAAATGATCTTTCGGGGTCATAGTGATGGCATAGATCTAAAATCATATAATTACCACTCTCTACAGGATCAACTGAACCTTGTTCTTTTTCTCCCGGAGTAATAATTTCTAAATTGCATTTAATAATATCACCTGCCTTAAGATTGGGATTGCAGGGAACTTGTATTTTTGCCACCTGTGTAAATAACAAATTATATCTCATTTGAACCTCACCTTGATAACTACTCACGTCACCTTCATTACTTTCTTCAACTTTTGGAGAAAGACAACCAACATCTTTTACGTCAAATAATATTCTAGTATGCTTTTTATCTTGTGGTGTTGGTACTTCTTTTTTACCTAATGATTTTTTTAAATTCCCTATATTAAATTGTTTTTCTTCTAATTTAAAAGTTTTAGGGTTAAAAACAATTTTGCGACTCGAATAAACACCCGATTTTAGTGCATTAATTAAATTTTGATTTTTATTAATACTGAAAGATAATATTTTGAAATCATTTGAATTATCACTCACACTACTTTTATTGACATCATTACGAAAATAAGTTTGAACAGGTTCTTCATCAATCAAATTATCAATTGATTTGAAATAGTGTCCGTCACGAGTTTCATAAAAGAAAAATCCAGGATTCCCGTTTTCTGGTATTGATTTTGATGCCAACATACAAATCACATCAAATGGCGATTTATTATTGCCTATAAACGGATATTTATTAGAAGTTTCATCTGCATAAAATTTTTCAATGGCCAATAAATCACGTACAATTAATCTAACTGATTGTGTATTATTTGTTGACTTCGAATAATTTTTCTTCACAAAGGTTTCTTGATTTGTAATCGCAGATTTAGAAACAAGACTTAGAATGACAGACTCACGAGTCGAACTTTGATCTGGATTGATGGAACCATTTACATATAATGGTGTTTTTGAAAAATCTAATGTTCCAAGTGCAGATGATATTTTAAATCTAATTTCTTCGGATCCATCACCAACAATTGGAAGTGCATTATATAATGTTCCTGGTCTCTCTTGTTTATCATATTCTTTATCATATTTTACTAGTTCATCACCTTTCTCAACTAAACCACTATCTACAAATGTCATAATGGCAGTAATATTTGGAGACAATAAACTTTCATAATAATCAAAACTCGTAACCTTAGACTGGAGAGGAAATGTTTTATTATTCTTAGTTATTGTGAATAGTTGATACTTTGCTTTAGATGATGGGTTTGCCATTTATTTTATGCTTATATTCCTCAGAAAAATTATACAGGTATTGGTTTATAATTATATACTGTTCTCGTAGTATTTATTGGTTGTATATAAACATTTACCATTTCTTCTTCATCATCCAAATCCTCATACATTGGTTGATTAATTGCTGCCATTTTTCGTTCATCTTTCCTATTTTGCGGAAAAATGACTTGTGTAAACATATTAAGAGATCCTCCCTCACCTGTTGTCGAACCACCATTATTCAGACTTTTGTTATATACCTGTCTCAATAAATCAAAACTTTTGACAGGTTGATTGTATCTACTTCTACCATTCATCATTGGTAATGAAGCCCAAACTGGTGCCATTTTTGCAATTTGTCTTCTATTGATAGGAGCATCAATTTCTGCTTGGGACATTCTTGCTTGCCCTTTCATATAACCAGCAATTGCCATTGAGTCCTGAACTTCAGGACTAAACAGAGTTGTTTCTGGATTAAAACCTGCAGTTCTGGCAAAAACCTCAGGTGTCATCATCTGATATGCACCTACCGCAGCAGATGTGTATTTTCCATAAGTTGCTTCACCATTACGAAGTCTTCTCTTCTGTTCATTCACAACCTCATTAATTGTCATGGATGTTAAATCCATATCACTTCTACCACCAAACCAAGTATTGTAACCTTGATCGTGTGATGTTCCTTCGGCAAACCTAATAGTATTCAGTAGTGCTTTTGCATTTGATCCTGCTGGTGGAATTTGTCCAGTATATTGACCATCACTATTTGATGGTTTATCTCTAGAAGATTCTGATTCAGGATCTCTAGTATATTGTTCTCTCTCTGCAGAAGTAAATTGCTTTTCGGTAAATATTCCAGTTTCTCTATTTAATACTCCTTCCTTACCATCTTTTTTCGCAAGAACTATTTTTTCACCACTAATTGCACTACTAACAGAATTGATGGCAGGTTTTAACATTTTAATGAGTCCACCAAAAGGACCCATTTTTTCTGCAATTTTATCAACTAATCCACCCTTTCCACTTATATTTTTTAAACCATCATCAAATCTTTTTTTATCAGGATCAAGTTTACTATCATTCATTTCTCCAGTAAAAAATGCCATTATCAAATTAAATCCACTTTGAATTGGAGTTAAGAAGTTTACAATATTATCAATAATTTCTTTTACTTTCTCTATAATAGCAGGAAGTGCATTGACTATTATGCCGGTTAAGAGCAATCCACCAAATTTCAATATTTTATCAAAAATACTACCACCAGATGAACCAGATGAAGATCCTGTTGATTTTTTGACTTTATTCAATGAAGATTTTATTGGAGATTCTAATTTTTGTTCTTCATTTTTTAACTTTTTCTTACTTCTTTGTCTAACAGATAATTGTTCTTTTCTTAAAATTATTTTTTTCTGATTCTTATTATCTGTTACAAGAATACTATGAATATTAGTGAGATTAAGTTTTACTTTTTTAATTTGATCTAAATTTTTATCCATTTACTTCATCCATATTGTATTTAATTCATATTGTTCAGTAAAAGTATTTGAAGTTTTCTTCATTGGTACTGGGAATGGAACAACTTGATATTGAACAGTATCAACCGGTTGAATATAATAATATGTAGAAGTATTTTCTGACATTCCCGAATCAATTTTTGTATCAACTACTTTCCCAACAATTTGATTTGATGGTATATTTCCTCTAATTTGTGGAATTATGTTGGCACCTTTACCACTAGATGAAGATGAAGAAGACCCTAGAATTACATGTTTTGCCATATCATACAATAGATCTTTATTTTTAGATCCTCCATATGTTGTTCCATTTTTTTGAGTATCAATTTCATAATGTAAGTGAGGTCCGGTTGAACTACCTCTTCCAGGATCTCCAGCACCACCACCAGTTTTACCTAAAATTTCATTTTCTTTAAAATCATCTCCAGTTTTTTTAAATAACTTTACTAAATGAGCAAATCTAAATTGAACATTGAGATGAGGAACCCATGCATCAATCATATTTCCATACCCACCATTCAATCCTGCATACATAATTTTTCCTGCGTGAGCAAGAGCTAATGGTGTTCCGGTAGGTGTTCCAACATCAATACCTCCATGCAATTTACCCCATCTCTGACCAAAATGACTACTGATTGGAAATCCCGAAACTTCATTCTGAGTTGTTCCTCCACGAGAAGTGACAGTATCTCCATCTTCATCACGACCTGAACTACCACTATAATCACCTGTAAGTGAATCTTCTCCATCCATCCTCTTCCTTTCTTTAGAAGTAAATTGTCTTTCGGTAAATATATTTGTTTCTGTATCTAATACCCCTTCCTTACCATCTTTTTTCGCAAGAACCATTTTTTTGCCCCCAATTGCTTTACGCATGGAACTAATAGCTGGTTTTAGAAGTTTAACAAGACCACCGAAAGGACCTACTTTCTTTGCAATTGTATCAATTATTCCATCCTTACGATTCATATTTTCTAAACTATCATCAAGTCTTTTTTTATCGGCATTAAATTTATTTTCATCAATTTCTCCAGTAAAAAATGCCATTATCAAATTAAATCCACTTTGAATTGGAGTTAAGAAGTTTACAATATTATCAATAATTTCTTTTACTTTGGTTATAATCGCAGGAAGTGCATTAACTATAATTCCTGCAACTATAAGACCAATAAATTCAAAAAGTTTATCAAAAATACTACCAGTAGAGGTAATAACATTTTTTATATTTTTTATACTCTTACCAATAGGAGAAGTTCTTTTTTCTAATGTTTTTTCTTCTTTACTAAGTTTTCTTTTACTTTCTTGCCTTTTTCTTAGTTTTTTATTCTCAGATTCGGTTTTTATATATTGATTATTAGATTCTACAAGAAACTTATGAATATTAGTTACATTAATTTTAAGTTGTTCAGATTGAGATTTTGAAGATGGAGATTCTTTAATTGTAAGTTTTTTTGAAGTTCCACTTGAACTTGATATTGTTTCACCTCTTCCTTTAGATATTGAAGAACGTTGCCCAATTTTATTTTCTTCCGAAGAAATAAGTTCTGATTTTTTTGATAATTTATCAGTTTTTTTATTAGATGCTTTATCTTTATCCTTAATAAGAGATTTTGCTTTTTTTACGGCAATTTTTTTAACTCCCTTTTTTGCAACTTGGGATCCTGTCGTCCTTACTAATCCTGCTATTAGAGATGCTGCCATGATACTAAACGGTTATTCCATATAGCATTGGAGTTAATTGGCGATAAGGATTTGACATATTGACACTAGAGATTTCAGGAACTTCAGTTGCCCCTTCTCCAACACCCATATTTGGCATTTCTGGTGGTGGTAATTGATTTGCAATTGTTGGAAGAGTTGTTATATTTACTCCCCCACGACCTCGTTTTCTGGAAGTTATCATTTGATATATTTTTTCAGTTCTCATATTATTTACAATAGATCCATCAATATTTGGAGAAAAAAGTTCTGGCCCACCTTCTCCGACTAGATATGGAGTCCCCGCAGATACTGGACCACCCATTGCTCTTGCTTCAACTTTAGTTGTATTAGTCTCAAAATCTATTGGAACAATTTCTGAAATTTTTCCTGAATATTTCGTTCTAATTTCTTTTTCTGCTTCTGATTTAGTTTGATTATGTTTGCTAACATCCTCATTACTAGAAGTTCCACTCAATTTAGAACTATCGTCCATACTACGATGTTTATTACGGATTTCTCCTCTCATATCATCTCTCATATCATTGAGTTGTTTTCTCTTTGCTAAAACATCTTGAGAAATTGCTTTCTCCTCCGTTGTCATTGTTTCTTCTTTTCTTGTTCCTGCCCACCCTAAGAAATCCCAAGAAGCACCTTTACTTCTTTTCTTTCCGTCTTTGTCGAGTCCGGCATCTTTTAATTTTTTGTCAAGAATATCATGTGCGGCACTAAATTGTGTGCCACCAGTCAATTGATTTCTTGCTGCTTTAAATCCTGCTTCTAATCCTTTCCATGCAAGAACTGCCGCACCGGCAATCAATAATGCTTTTGCAAGGAATGGAACTGCCACAGCAAATAGTGGCATCATTAATCCCAATGATCCTATCAATCCACCGATAGCTCCAATCAAAGGCATTAATGCAATTGCTCCGACTGCGGCTGCTGCCCAACTCCAATTTTCTTTAATCCAATTAAACCATCCCTTCACCTTCTCAATATTTTCCGGATTCTTCAACCATTCAAATATTGCATTTCCGGCAATTCCGAGTGCAAGAGTTCCAATAAAGTCCATAATACGACCAAAGATTCCCTTGACCGGTGCTAAAGCTTCATTTGACTTTTCACCTACCGATTTTTGTATTCTCTTAGAAGATTTTTCTAATTGACTTTCTTCCCTATCAAGTTTTGCTTTAGATGCACTTCTTTTTTCTCTATCAGTTTCATCTCTTCCACCTTGCGATCTCAATGCAGAACTTCTCATAAGTTCTTTTTGAATTTGAACAAGAATTTTATTTGTTTCTATAAGACTTTTAGTTAAATCGTCTTTATTACTACCAGGAAGTTTTTCACCTATATTACTTTTCTGTGTTTTTATTATATTTTTAATTTTTGTAATTTTTTTGGCATTAACTATTACTTTCTTTTCTACTTCTTCAACTTTGGGAGTTATTTTTGATAAATTAAACTCTAATGCCTTAATACGAATTAAAGACTTTCTTACATGACCAGATAATTTACTTAATGTCTTATGAATATTTTTGAGAGATTCTCCAGAACCACCTCCAGCACTATCTTCTTTCCCAAAGACTGCTGATGAGACAGTCTCCACATTCAACTTTGGAGTATTTGTTGTCTTTATACTTAAGTTAGATTCCACTTTGCTGTTGTGCCTTTAGGTTTTCTTCTTCAATATATTGTTGAAGTAGAGCAAGATAAACTTCTCTCTCCCACGGAATCATATTTTCTAGTTCTGTTAATGAATATTTATGATGCTGCATCAAGGCAAAATTTATCTTGTAGTATGACTCAAGATTTGTATGAGCCATACCTAACTGAAAAAACTTGCTAGTCCTTCCAAAACAACTTCAGATTCCACACCAGTTTCTGGATTTTTTACTACAATTATATGAGAAAGTTTTGGCATTGTAGTAAAGAACTTCTCAATTTGTTTAAATTGTTTTGTGTTCATTTGTTCAAGGAACTCATCAAGTTCTTTTCTCGAATATTCGGATGCTTCCCAACTTTCTTCTTGATTGTAAATCATCTCAATACAAGATGAAATCATTGCAAGTGATTGTCCAACTTCACTTACAACTTCTCCGGTCTCAAAATTATTCTCAACAAATTGATCCAATGAAGGATAACGAAGTTTCATTGAGAGTTCATCATCTAGTTTAATAATATTCTTATGACCTCTAGTCTTCTGAATCTTAATCGAATCAATATCAATCGACATTTCTACCTGTGTCTCACCATCATCAGGACAAGTAATACTCACATCAACAGTTTCTCCAACAGATCTTGCTCTTACATTTAGAAACAAATATTCAATATCAAAAGTAGCAAGAGATTCGATTTTTACATTTTCAGTAAGAATACAATCAGAAAGAATTTGTATAATGGAATTGGTAATATCTTTCATATTTTCAGATTCCATTGCCAGAATTAAAATCTTTTCTTCTCTCACAAGAAAAGGTCTATATTTAATCTTCTTTCCTGTTGAAGGCAACGTCATCTCATACGTTGGTGTACTAATTTTAGGTAAAGGCATAGTATGTGTAATACAAGTCAGTTATTTTTATTTAGAGAGGTATTTTATCTCTTCCTTTTACCCACCCCAAAGGAAACGCAAAGGATTTTTTCTTTTAGTTGGGGTTGGGTCTGATGGTCTTCCTTGACCAGAAGTTCCTGCTCCAAATGTACCATCTCTACCAGTTCCAGAATTTTGTTGTGCTGCTACATCTGATGGTCTTCCTTGACCAGAAGTTCCTGCTCCAAATGTACCATCTCTACCAGTTCCAGAATTTTGTTGTGCTGCTACATCTGCTGCCGGTGCTCCTGTTGCTGCTGGAGGAGTTAAAGATTCAAATGTACTACGTTTTACTTGTTGCAATTCCGAAGATTGTTGTTTAGGATCAGCAAAAGAACCTTGAAATCCTTTAGAAAATCCATTATTACCTATAACATATCGATCATAATTAAAACTTACACTCACTTTTAATACGTCGGCACCACCATAAGAAACAGGAACTGCACTGATTAATTTTGGAAATGCATTCATGAATGAGTATGTCATTCTAGGTCCAAAATTCTTTTCAAATTTAGTAATTGATATTGTCTGACACTTATAACTATCGGGATATCTCATTCTACGATAATAATTAGATTGTGAGGGTTGTGCTCCATCACCAATTTCGCTGCCACTTGAAATAAAATCAATCCATCCCTCAAAAAATCTCAAATTATTATAATCACTATCGACATAAAAAGTAAAATCAAAGTCAGTGTATAATCTCGTATGGGCAAATTCTTGAGATATTCCCATAAAGTTGTCTTTTACTTCTGCCGTCGCAAGACTAGTTCCTGGTAGTGATGCCTCAGAACAAAGAAGACCAGAATCACGAGAAATAAAGTCTAAATTAACCCCAAACTTATCCTCTATATACCCCAAGAGTCCTTGACCGCCAAAAGTTGTAAGAGATGAAAAGTCTACTTGATAGTGATTAGTTTGTGCTAAATTTCCAAATAAACGTTGAGGATCTACATCACCATCTCCACCTCTAGAGTTTCTAATAAATTTTACTATAGGTTTTACTGCCACTCTAAATACCTTATATGGTCCTTTATTATTAGTTATTTAGATGTCATATAAGGGATTTTATAAATAATATAGAATAGCAAGTTCTTCGGTATGAGAAAAGAATATACTTGGAATACAAAAAATCTTAATACGATACTTGGAATAGATTCTAATATTGAGATAATTTCAGAATCATATGAAATTGAATCTAATAGTGGTTGTGATGGAGCAAATAATGGTTTTTATGGAAAAAAGCACACAGAAGAAACTAAAAAAATATTAAGAGAAAAAACATTAGAACTATGTAAAGATGAAAAATTCAAAATGACAAGGGCAAATTTTGGAGAAAAAAATGGAATGTATCAAAGTGCCCGATTTGGTGAATTAAATCCTATGTGGAAGAAAAAACATTCAGAAGAAACAAAATTAAAACAAAGCAACAAAAGAAAAGAATGGTTTAAAAATAATGAAAATCCTATGAAAGGAAAAAAACTTTCCAAAAAACAAAAAGAGAAAATATCGGAAAGAAACAGTAAAGAATACACATTAATAAATTCTAATGGTGAAATAGTAAAAATAAAAAATCTTACCAAATTTGCCAGAGATAATAATTTGAGTATTGGGTGCTTACAACAACTCGTTGCTGGAAGAAATAAGACGCATAAGGGATGGAAAAATGCCTAAAAAAGAATATCTACAAGGTAAATATAAACCATCAAATCCAGAGAAGTATAAAGGAGATGTTTGCAATATCATTTATAGAAGTAGTTGGGAAAGAAAATTTCTCTACTATTGTGATATGAATAAAAATATTATAGAATATTCTAGTGAGGAGGTTGTTATTCCCTACAGATCACCAGTAGATAATAGATACCACAGATACTTTCCAGACTTTTATATTAAGGTCAAAGAATCTAACGGAACAATCAAAAAGAAAATTATTGAAATCAAACCATTTAAACAGTGTATCGAACCTAAAGTTAAAAAAATAACATCGAAAGGTTATATATTTGAAGTCGTTCAGTATGCTAAAAATCAGGCAAAGTGGAGAGCCGCCAAAGAATGGTGTTTAGATCATGGTTATGAGTTTCAGGTGCTCACGGAACATGATTTAGGAATTAAGTAATGCCAAGAAAGACACTCCAACAAAGAAGAAATCCAACAGAAGATAATGATAATCGTGTGCGTGGTGTTGTTGATAATTTAATTGGTATCGAAACTGCTGATGATATTATGACTGAATTAATCAGCGTTTTATCCGAAGGTGGTAAAGTTCCTTCTAGTGGAAAATATTATACCTTCTTTTATAATGCCAAGACACCAGGAATGCGATATGACCAACACCCTCTTGTAGGTGTTACAGAAGTATTCTCTTGGGGGTTTCGTGGAATTAATTTCCATTGGGACTCTCAGAATAGTAGAAGGCAATATGATTACAATCAAATCATTGGTGGACTCTACGAAATCTATCCAGAAGAGATGTCTGATGTGATAGAACTCGGTTTTGCTAAAGTTCGTTCTAAATAACTAAAAAGAGAGAAATATAGATGGCGGCAACACCAGGAACTGTACCATTATCCTCAGATTACAAACCCTCTAGTGATAAAAAAGTATTACGTTATCCATATACAATGATTGCAGAAACTACAGATTATCTGCAGATAGATGTTATTAAGTATAAACCTATTGGAAAGGGCATAGTAAACGCACCAGGTTCTAGAAGAAATCAGGGGGCCCCGCAGGGAAAGAGTAAAATAAAAACCATACTACTTCCAATTCCATCAAATATTAGTGATAGTAACAGTACAAAATATGGCGACTCCAGTTTGAATAGTATTGGTGCTGCAGCAGTTGGGGGTATATTGGATGTAATGGGAAGTGGAAAAGAGTTCACTAAAGGTATGAAAGAAGGAAGTCAAGATGTTATTAAAAAGAGTGTTCAAACTCTAAAAGATATTGCAGATTCATCAGGAGGAATTGGAGGAGTTCAAGGATTTTTTACTAGATCTTTAGCATCTCAGGCAGCAGGATTAGTAGGTGTCAATATTACTGCAGATCAACTTTTGGCAAGAACAACGGGTGAAATCTTAAATCCTAATATGGAACTTCTCTTTAATGGACCATCTTTGAGATCTTTTAGATTTTCATTCAAAATGACTCCAAGAAATAGAGACGAAGCAATAGAAATTAAAAATATTATTAGATGCTTTAAAACACATATGGCACCCAAAGTATCATCGGGTGAAGGTCCTACTACAACTAACACAACATTT